TCACGACTCTGAGGGCTTGACCAGGTCAACGAACGCTAACGCTTCTGCCGACGACTCATCAGTGGGCAAAGTTGGTGGCGCTATCACCTGTAACTCGTGATCGTAGCGGTGCGTCATCTGCGGCGTGATGTGGCCTGCAGCATCTTGCTTGTGCGCTCGCGTACCGCGTGTGTCAGTGATGCCGCGATGCTTGAGGCCATGCAGGGTGAAGCGCGCTTCTTCCTCGATCACGCCGGCCTCGATCGCTGCCGTGATCAAGCGCTGCCAAGCCGTTTTCAATGTTGATCGCGCCAAGCGCGTGCCGGTCTGGGTGACCAACAGGCCGCGTTGCTCGGGGCGCAGGGGAACCGGTCGTTTGTGTGCATGGATTCGTTGAGCACGGTAGTCCCGCAGCCAGATCCATGCCCACCGCAGATCGTCGTTCCAGGCGGTGATGTTGTCGCGAGAACCCTTGCGGCGCGTACAGCGCACTCCCTGTTGGAGCGCGTCCGCGTCCGTCAGGTCGGTCACCTCGACACCGCGCAGACGTGCGTTGTAGGCCAGCACCATCACCGCCGGCATGTATGGCGGGACCGCTCCCTTTGTGTGCAGCGGCAATGCAGCGCGTGACTTGGCGAACTCAAGCACCGCCGTGAACGATTGCGGATCCGGCATCTTGGCATCCGCGCGCTCTTTCGCACCGCGCACGCCGCTGGCCGGGTTGGTCTTGCAATGGCCGATTCGTATGCCCCAGGCAAACAGTCGGTGCAGATAACGCAGCGTGTGATTGGCCGTGGACGGACGGGCCAGCAACGCGGGCTGTACAGCGCTTGCTTCCCGCCCCTTGGCGAGCGCTTCGACCAGGCGCTGCACCAGTGGAACGGACAGACGGTCCACCTGCAGGCTCCCAAAAAGACTGCCGTCCTTCAGCACGTAGCCGCAGGCCACCTCTGCATGGCGATCGTAGTCATCGCGGGTGCTGCGAGACAGGTCGCGGTACTCAGTGGAGAGCTTGAACGCGTTGGCAAGGTACTGCAGGGAGCCGACCAGACCGGCACCACGGGACGCCTCCCTGGCTGCGTGGAGGTCGGAAAGCCTCGCATCCACGTAGGCAATGGTGCGCTTCCTCGTAGGACCGCCCTCGGGATGTGGTTCGATGATGTACCAGCGCCCGTCGGCCCAGTAGACGCCCTTTGGGAGGGCGTCTTGGTCGATGTGCTTGGGGATATCCGGGTTGAACTTGCGCTTCCTGCCGCGTCCCATCAGATCAGCTCCTTGTTGTGTAGCTCAGCAGCGTTCTGGGCCAGCCCCAACGCGGCGTTGAGCGCGTCCAGGGTTGTCCAGATTCCGCCCCTTCCGTCGTACCTGTAGAGAATTCCCTGCTCGCGCGCCCACCGCACTACTGTCGATGCACGAGGAGCAGGACCGACCGGCGCGCAGAGGCGACGCAGATCCTCGAACGTAATCACCGGATTGCTCACGCGCCTTGCCCCTCGATCCACTCCCGCCTGCGCCGCCATTGCTCGCGCATTTCCTCCACGAGCAAATCAGCAGCGGCATAGCCGCGCTGAGTGGCAATGCGAAGCCGTAGCTCTCGCACCTTGGCCGCATCCATGTAGCCCTGCCGTAGCCAGTGGCGCGCCTCGCAAGCCCTGCGAAACGCTTCCATATTTGCGCCATCGATCATCGCTGCCGTGTGCCAGTGAAGCGCAGGCCAAGCTGCACGACGTTTGGCGCGCAGTGACGGGGCTGACGCGGTGCGCGGATCCGATGAGCTCGGCGCCACTCGGTCATGGCCAGCTCGTAACTGCGATGCTTCTGCGTGCGTCCACACACGCACTCGATGAAGTGCCCGCCGCCCGCCTCGGGGCGGCGGGCGTCAAGCATGTGGCGAGCCACGTGTCCGTTCGTGCAGGCCGGCAGAGGACTGTCATGGTCGACCTGACGTTGCGTCACGGTACCTCCCGGCGCAATGCGCGTTCGGCATCCCGCAGATGCTGCACTGTGTCGGTGTCGATCCGGTCTAGCGCCTCGGCGATGGTGTAGTCCATCTCGGCCAGCCAATCGTGGCGATTCAGCACCAGAGCGGCGGTCAGTGCCTCCCCGGTGGACAAGGGGCCAGGCCCTCCCATACGCGCGGCGGTGCGAGCAACCTCGATCGTGCGCTGCAGGTTCATGGCTGCGTCCTCCACGCGGCGCCGAGCTGGGCGCGTGCTTCCTCGACACGCATGAGGCGCAGGCCCCAGCGCACCGACCAGGTGCGCGCCTGCTGCTCGTCGCAGGTCAGGATCAGTTGCCCGGAAGACTCCAGGCGATCAGCGCGAAACGTGAACAACATTTCGTCCAGCTCGATGACCTCCTGCAGGCCGAGTTTCTGACAGAGAGCCTCGGCGTTGAGAGATTTGGCGCTGCCTTGCGGGCCGAGAAGGATGACGGACTCAGCCATGTGCAGCCTCCCGCCGCACAGCCATGCGAGCACGGCGCCGCAGGCGCTGCGGCACCTGTCCAACGGCCAGGCCGGTCTGGGTGAGGCGCGGACGGCGCGACGTCCACAGCTTGTAGACCAGCGCGCCGCCGGCGGCCGGCGCCAGGACCACCACCAGAGCGAGCAACTCAACCATGGGCCACCTCCCGTGCGGCCTGTGCGACTGCTGCAGCTGCAGCCGCAGTTGGCCTGCGCGGCAGCATGTTGGCGACGTCAAATGGGAAATCCAGGCCGTCCATAAACTCAGCCAACTCGGTGCTAATGCGGTCTTCTGCCGTCGTCCACAGGCGAGGCCCGTCGATGAGTTTCCAGCCGGTGCCAGTGCCACGCCGCCGCTCCCACGTTTGGCGAGCCTCGCGAAGCGGTCCCATGTTCAGGGTGGCAGTGACCACGACCGCACCATGCGTGACGTGCATGGTGATGGTCGCTGAGCAGTCGCCCATGCTGCGGTCGTAGGCGTCAACGATCGGCGTGGTAGCCTCCGGGCCGGGTCCGGTGCCCAAAGCCAGCAGACGTGTTGCCGTGGCTGGACGTGTTCCAGTTTGCTGTTGCATATCGACTCTCCTGAGTTGCGTTGGTGGAGGGCCTTGGGGCGGTGTTACAGCACCGCCCGCCGGCCCGCTGTTGCGGGGGTTAGATCAGGTCGGCGCCAGATGGCGAAATGCTGGGATCAAGCTCGCGCAGGCGCTGCGCGCCGCCGAGGACATCAAGCAGTTCGTGGCGGATGTACTCCGCCACTGCCGCCGGTCCGTCGTGATTGATGCCTGCCTCGATCGCGATGTCGTTGGTCAGCGCGGCAAGCAATGCCGCCGCGTGATACGCGCGCCAGAGTCGGAATTGTTCCTCTTCGCTGATCGAGAAATCAGCGTCCTCCGGCAGCTGTGTGTTCGGATGAGTGGCGTCCATCAAGCCACCTCCAATGCAGGCATTCGCTCTATCACCCATTCCTGCAGGGCAGCGGCCTCAGCTTCCGGCATCACCACGTGCAATGAGCCGATGACCAGGCCAGTGCCGTCATCGACAAGAAACAACGCGCTCGGCTCATCGATCGCGCTGCAGGCGAACATCACCGGTGGGCTGTCATGCAGACCGTCGGCGTACAGCTCTGCCAGCACGTCGGTCGCCCGGATCTGCAGGAGCAGGTAGACGCCAGGAGCGACGCGCAGTGCCTTGTGTAGGTCGCGGCGGCTCACTGGCGCACCTCGGCAAGGTCGGCATTCATGCTGGAAATGGCGGCCTCGACATCGGCCAACGTCAGCGCCTCGGGCGCTTTGCCCATGGCCTGCAGCTTCGCCTGCAGGGCGAGCCAGGCGGTGTGATTCCAGTCGAGGGTGTCGGCAATCAGGCCGAAGTAATGGGCGATCTGGCGCGCGGCATTAGCCGGCGCTTCTTGAGCGTCGTAGGACATGCGGAACTCCGTGCTTTGACAGAAATCCGCCGCCCCGACGCCAATCGGGGTGGCGGACGGTGCGGGTTGGCGTACCGGATACACGGAACCGGCGGGCCTTGCGGCCCCCACGCACCGCCCGCCATAGAACTGGCAGGCACGCGCCCGAGCGAACGCCGGGCGAGAAAAAAGCGCCGAGCATCGATCGATGGGCGCTGTTGCGCCGTGTAAGTACGGGACGCCAATCCCGGTCGCCGATTTTGCGGCGACGCGGTAATAGTTGCTCCGCTGCTGGGTGGAAGTCAACGAAAATTTCTCAAAATTTCCCACATGTGCGAGCGCGCTCATTTCTGGAACACCCAGCACTTCACGGTGGTGCCGACACCGGTCAGATCGTCCTTGAGGACGGCGCTGTTGACGGCCACGTTTGCGGCCATGAACTTGTGCCGGCGCGAGTCACCGAGCAGCGCACGTAGCACCTTGAGATCGGGTACTGGCTGACTGAACTGCGAAGCACGCGCAGCGAAGTGATTGAGGTTGATCGCAATTCGCTGCGCGTCGCGGCTGTGGTTGACCACAGCTTTGCCGTGGCCGGTGGCTTCGAGGTATTCGTAGACCTCCCAGAATTCGTTGACCATCGCGTGGTCTGCGCTGATCGCCTTTTGTCGTTCCAGCGCCATGTCCAACAACGCAAGCCGCGTCTGCTCGACCATGTCGTCAGGTAGAGCGACAACCAGGCGCAGACAGTCGAATAGCGCCAGCATCTGCGCGTGGTTCTTGATGACACGCTCCAGGCGCAGATCCTGTTGAGCGCGAAGCTTGGCCTCAAACACCTTCACCCGCTCAGCGAACAGATCGAGGATTGCGCGCTCCTGGCGGATGGCACGCACGAGGAAGTGGCTGACTTCTTCGACCTGCAGTGCATTGAGGTTGTCGGCCGCGATACGGCTTTCGGTGGTGACCTGCGGCCGCTTGAAATGCAGCTTGACGATACGCGTCAGGATTGCTTCGCTAGCGTCCACAGCGGCGTTCTGGGTGATCACGATCGTGCCGCGAAACGGCGGCTCGTAGGTCTCGTTGCCGCCATTGCGCACGCCACGCGTTGCCAGCGTGCCGCCGCCGAAGAAGTCCTTCAGCTCATCCCACTCAAACGTCTTGGAATGCGCTTTGTCTGGCTCGCTTCGATCGGCTTCCAGCAGGACGACGGGCATACCGGACACCTGACCCATGGCGCGCGCACGGCCGGCCTTGGACGACTTGGCCGGGTCGAAGCCCTCGTAGTCCGATCGGCCCAGCAGCTTCCACAGGAACGTCAGCAGCGTGGTCTTGCCGGCGCCGGCTTCACCAGTGGCTTCAAGGAAAGGAAAGCTCTTGTGCCCGGCGCGGATCTGCTCGGCGAACAACGAGCCAAACCAGAACGTCATGGCGACCATGCCGTGCGTGCCGAAGCACTGCCACAGCCACGGTAGCCAATCCACGCGGAACGCCTCGGTGTCGCGCTGGATCTCCAAACGGATGGATTTCTGCGTGGTCTTAAGACGCAGCTTGTCGAACTCGAAATAGTCCTCCTCGTTGGCCGTCACCAGCTCGCCGTCGCGCACGGCCATGTCGCCGAGCAAATAGGCGCGGTGATCCTTGCTGTAGCCCACGAAGTCGATGGCGTCCACCGTCTTGATCGCCTCGGTTTGCTCCTCGATCAGGCGGTCCAACTGGTGGCCGGTGCCGGTGAACATGGCGCCGGCGGCCAGCGAGATGAGACGCTTTTTGAACTCGGACGCGCTGGAGACATGACCACCGGTAAAGGTGCCCTTTACGCTAGGGCCGTCGTGCGGAAAATCGACGCGGAAGTAGTACCAGCTCTCATCCGTGACTTCCTGGCGTTGGAAGTACAGCGCCTCGGGGTAGCAGTTGGCGATCTTCTGGACGGAGCACGCGGCGCGCTTAATCTTCTTCAGATCCTCGGCCGCGACCTCGTCGCCGTCGTCGGCATCGATGTCGCCCAGCTTCTCCTTGCGCAGCTTGTCGAAGCGCTGCGTATCGAAATCGAACCAATACAGGCGTGAGCGGTACTCCAGCCAGAAGTCGTTGCGGCCGTCGTGCTCGAACATCAGCAGGCCTTTGTCCACTGCCGAGCGGGCCACAAGCAGGTCGCCCTGGTAGCGGGCTTCCTTGACGTCGTTGTCCCACTGCTTGGGATCATCGGACGCGATAGCGCGCAGATGCAGGTCGTTCCAGTCGGTCTTCTTGCTATCGCGCTGGACGATCTGCGCTGCCCGCGAGTCGAAGCCCAACGCTGCTGCACGCTTGATGTGCTTGTGCGTGTACGCACGGGCGCCTGGCTCGTTGTCCAGTGCCCACACAAGCGTCGGAAGATCGGCCATGCGTGCCTTGCACAGCTCGCGCAGCGATTCCTCTGGGAATGCGTTGGAAGACATGGCCGATACCGCGCACACGCCGTGCTGCAGGAGCGCGATCGCATCAAAGATGCCCTCTACGATCCACACCTCGCGCGCCGTCTGCATGGCTGTCAGCGCGGCAGGCGCCGCCCACCACACACCCGCATAGCTCTGGCCTGGCGCAAAGCGCGCCTTCTGCTTGCCGAAGCGGTGCGGGCGATCGATCAGCCGCTCCCACCAGCCTCCCTTGATCAGCGGGAAACGCACCGTCGCGGTGCCGGCGCTGATCTTGCGATCGTAATGGCTCTCCTGGGTGTAGAGACCTTTCAGCGGCGCCAGGTCGAAACCACGCGAGAACTGCAGGTAGGCGTCGGCCGCAGCATTGGGAGCCGCAGGCGTTGGCTGGAAGCGCTTGGACCAGTCGTCGAACAGGTCGTCGTACAGATCCTTGACGTGAAGCTCGCGCCCGCACTTGGATTGGCGGCCGCACTTCACGACCCATGGTTTGAGATGGTTGGTGTAGAGCTCTTTCTTGCTGCACGACGGACATTTGCCGCCGCGCATGTACTCGGTACCGCTCCGGTGCTTGAGTCCGTAATCCCGTTCTAGTCGGGACAGCACCTGTTGCCGCAGATCCTCTTGCATCGAACTTCCTTAGACGCCGAGCCGGCGCCGAGGCGCGAGCGAAGCTGTAGCGTTGTCGATCACGACATAAGCGCCGCCGGCACGGCGGTGTGCGTCAACGGCGGCTGCGAGCAGGCGTGCCTCTTCGTGCTTTGCGTGCGGCGCGATGCGCTGCGGCACATTGCTGGCCGCATCAACGAATCGCGGCTCCTGTGCGGTGAACCAGCTATTGGCGTGCATCACGAGCCGACCTCAGTGTTTGCGTGTTGGAGATGGAACAAAACGGCGGCGGCATCGGTCAGCACGACAAGGCGCTCATTGGCGCTGTCAGACGTTGCAAGTCCTTCGCGCATGAGAGTGGCCACCACGACCGCACCGAAGCGCTGCGCGGTCTGCACAGGCGCATTGCGGCCGATGTAACCGTGCTCGGTTTTCAACAGGCCGCCATGAACTAGCGCGACTTCCAGGCAAAGCTTCGCCGTGGGCGGCAAAGCCGCCCAATCAAGGGTCTTTCGCATTAGGGGTGCCTCAGATGTGAGGGAAGAACGGCTCGCCGCCTACGGGAATCAGATCCAGCTGGCGGTCGCCTAGCGATTCGCGGTAGGCCTGCAGCGCTTGGGCGCGCTCATACGCCGGTGTCGGTGGAAGCTCGCTGTGTGAGGTGGGCACGCCGCTGGGACTGGCGATACCTGTTAACTCCGAGTGGCCCGTGTAAGTAGCACCACACATCGGGTTCTCGCACACGTAGGAGTCATGCCGCAGGAACTTATGTGCGAGAAAACTGGTTCTTTTGATGAGCCTTGCGCTACATGCTTCGCAGCGAAAAACGATTTTTTTCCGACCGAACATGCTCACCCCCTTGAGCTTTTGGCGGTTGGGATTTGTGTGGCACTATTGGGTGGTGCCTTGAGACCCAAAGCGATTGCCGCCTTGTGGGACTCGCCATATTTGCCTTGAGAACGGCCACGGAGCAGGTCATGTACGACCGACCGATCCACGCCGTTCTGCCTGGCGAATGCCGAGACCGTGATGCCATTTGCTTCAAGCCACTGTCGCGCCTGTTCCGGGCTGCGGGGCGTGAACTGCTGCATTTGACTCTTACGGGGCATGTGGCGGTTCCGTTTACTTTTGGGAATTTTGTGGACTTAACTCAACATTGTCAAGTAAGGAAATGCCTGAATGACCGTAGGGAAACGCCTGAAGGATGAGCGCAAGCGGCTTGGCCTGACGCAGGACGAGATGGCAGTGCAACTCGGCCTCACGCGCTACGCGCAATTGAACTTTGAGAAAGACATCAACCTGCCCGGCGGAGCGTATCTACTGGCCGCGCTAGATCGTGGCGTTGATGTCATGTACGTGCTTTCTGGACAAAGGGCCCAGTTGGATCCCGCCGACAGGCTTCTGCTGTCTGCGTTCAAAGACGCGTCACCGGCTGCTCGCAACGCTGCGCTTGCTGCATTGGGCTTGTTGAGCGATGCCTCGTCTTCCAAGGCTAGCCCCGGCCCTGTCTTATCGTTCAACAACAACGAAATCGGCTCCGTGATTTCTACCACCGCATCGATCGATCAGAGCAACATGCAGATCAACGTTGGCGGACGCAAAAAAAAGAAGTCCTGATCAAGCTAAACATAGGACAGCTGGTCCTCGCAAAAGAGTGCGTTATCGGCAGCGACCGGCAGACGTTTAGAGGCTGAAAATCGCAAGGCATACTAGGTAAAAAAAAAGCCGCCGGTGTCTGACCGGCGGCTTTCAAGATGTCGGTGCGTAGCTCCTTGCGATCCATTCGCCGCCCTCCTGGCAGCGCGAGATGACCTGACATCCGATCATAGATTGACTCGAAGATTACCAATCTGCAGTAGGTAAAGTCTGAATTCAAAATAGGATTTTTCTGTTTTACGCCTGTCTTGGTGCTCTAAATAATTAGGTTGCAGCGTGCCTTGTATCCGCTTTAGGCTCCTGGATTAGCGATCTGGTTAGATTTGCCCAATCTTTGGAAAAGAGCAGGAAAGATGTCAGGATTAGGTAAAAATCCTCTGCTTTTTCTTTCCCTATTTTATCCAAATACAGCAAAAATTCGCCATCATAATGATGGCTAATTTTGTTCCTGTAGGGCTGATAATTTTTTACTTTATCTATTTTGTGGTGCTTTAGCATTCTTCCGATTTCAGCTTGTGCTGCAAATTTTCCAGATCTTCGGCGGCCTGCAATAACTTGTAGTGCTGGCGATCCATGCTTCGTGTACCAAGTGTAGGCTTCAAAAAGTTTTGATACCGCGTCTGAGATCATAAGCAGCTTTGCCAATGGCTCTGAACACTGTTCAATTGCGACTATTAATCGAGTCATATCCAGGTGGAGTATTGCTGCCATAGCCCATGCTTCCTTCTCATCGAGCGGAGTATCGGAATAGCTAGGACTAAGTGATGCATCTATCGCGTTCTGTGCGTTTTTCGAGGCGTCGCTGAGTGCCTGGGAAAGGCGCGCAGATTGCGTGAGCATATGTGGATGTACCTCATGTAAAGTTTAGAAGTTAGAGATTGCTAGTCGAGCACGCTTTCAAGCTTGAGCGATGTCTTGAATCCGTCGCCCCCAATAGTGTGCAGTGTCTCTCCGATAAGCCAGCGTTGCGTATCGATCTCAGGCTTTAAACCGCTAAACGTCACCCGCAGCTCGGGAAAGACATCCGCCCGGCCGAGAGCCAACGTGTACTCGAACTTCGCCACGCCGCGTTTCACCCGCTCCAGCTCCGCATGCGCATGCTGGCGTGCCGTTGCCTCATCGGCATACGACTCGCGCAGGCGCTTGGCGTTGTCGTCTTTGCCGACCAGCACCGACTGCCGCCGTGCCTTGCCTTTGTCCACCCAGTACGCGCGCACGCCGGTGTAGGCATCGCGGTCGGCAACGGAGTAACGGTGTTGGTCGCCTTCGCGCCGCGTCAGGGTGACAGTCGGCAGCGGTTTGCCGGTCGCTGTGGTGCCGGCGCCGATCGGCGCAAACACCAATGCTCCTGCCTTGACCGTGGCGACCGCATCGAAGCGCTGGCCCAGGCGCGTGAGCAGATTCATATCGCTCTCGTTGGCCTGGTCGAGATGGGGCAACTTAGTGCGTGCCAGCGCCTCCGCCACGCGCGGGGTCAGTCCATGCTCGCCGGCCAGGGTATTGAGCACGGCGCCCAACGTGGTGTTGTGCCAGCTGCGCTCGCGCCGCGTGCGCATGTCTGCAGTCAGATCCGCACTACGCGCGCGCACGGTGATGATGTCGGGCGCGCCGCTGTACTCCACCTCGTCCACGATGAAGGTGCCTTTGTCGACCAGGCCGGTGGCTTTCCAGCCCAGCGCCACAGCTAGGCGCACGCCGCGTTTGGGCAGCGCCATCTTGCCGTCGTGGTCGTGGATGCGCAGATCCAGTTGGTCGGCTTCGCCGCCACGGCATTCGGTGAGGGTGAGATCGAGCAAGCGCGGTGCGATGCGCTCGGTGAGGTCTGTGCCATCGAGCAGCACGCGCCATTGCGGAATGGGGTAGCTCATGTGGCGGTCGCCTCGGGCGCGACGTCGTCGGTGCGGCGCAGGCTCAGTTGGAACTCGACACGGCGCGGTGTTCCATCGGGGAAGAACAGCGAGGCCGTCTCGTTGACCGACAGCAGCACATACGGCCCATACACCCAGCCCGTGCCATCGACCAGCGGCAGCGGCTCGCCGGCGGCTGCGAGTCTGCGCAGCGTGGTCAGCGATCCACGCGAGCCGGTCAAGTCCGGCGCGATCAGGCCTGATAGCTCGATCGTTTCATCGCCTGGACCCAGGAACTGGCTGGCCGCTCGCGCACCGACGCGCTCGCTGGTGGGGTGGCGCCAACTCATCTGCCGCTGCAGCTGCAGATACGCAGCGCTATCGAGGGCAAACACAAACGTGCCGTAGGACATCATCATCGGGGGTGATCCTCAGTCGTCACGCAGGCTGGAGCGGCGCGTGGCCGCCGTGCGCCGGTCGCGCTCTTCAAGTTGGCGGGCGACTTCGCGCGCCAGTGCGGTCGCATCCATGCCCGGTGCGGCATGGACGTGGATGACGTAGCTGTTGCCGCCTGCAGGTGCGCTGGCGGCGCGCGCAGGGGCCGACAGCGGCGCGCGGCTATCGATCGCTGCCACGGGCGCTGTGGCCGTCGCCAATGCCAAGCCAGCGCCCACCGCTCGCATCCGGTTGCCAAGCGCCATGACGGCCTGCACAGGCGCGCCCTGGCCGCGCTGCAGACCTACGGTGAGGCCCTGCATGGTGAAGTCGCCCAGTTGAGCGAACACGCGCGAGGGGCTGTGGATGCCCAGCAGGCCCTTGAAGCGATCGACCACACCGGTGCCGACGCTGGCGATCGCGTTACTGGCGGCGCCGAGCTTGGAGCGGATGCCCTGGACAAGGCCGCTGATCATGTCGGCGCCGGCCTGCAGCATCCGGGCCGGCCAGTTGGCCAGCTGCAGGTTGATGCCGGCCCACAGCTGCAACAGCCCTTGGCGGATGCGATCGCCGTTGCCGGTGAACACGCCCACGATCAGCGACCACGTGCCCTGGACGGTTTGCCACACGCCGCCGAGGATCTGCTTGATCACCGGCAACACGAACATAAACGCCTGCACCAGCCAGCCGATCGCCTTGACGGCCAGCTGCAGCTGCGTGACCAGCATCGCGCCAATGATCTGTCCGAAGCCGCGACCGGCTTGAGTTGCACCGTGCAACTGCGCGGTGGTGGCCTCGAACGGCGTCAGCAGCTGCTTGACCCACCCCCAGGCCTGGCCCATCGCAGCGGCCACGGTGTCCCACACAGGCGCCAGTGGCGCGAGTGCGGTCTTCAACTCGGCGAGGACCGGCGCGGCGACATCGACGATGCCTTGCCACACGCCGATGGCGAACGCCTTGATCGGCCCCCAGTACTTCCACACCAGCAGCGCCACCGCCGCGACGGCCGCGCCGATCGCCAGCACCGGCAGGCTAATGCCGCCGAGCAGCGGCAGCAGCAGGCGCGCGCCGTTGGCGAGCATGGGCAGCACGCGGCCGCCGAACGCCAGTCCCTGCCGCAGCAGCGCACCAAAGCCGCCACCGCCCGACAGCAGCGCCACGGCGCCGTGGATCTGCGAGAACGCCATTGCGGCTACACCACCGGCGACCAGCAGCCCGCCCAGGATGGTGAGCAACGCCGCGCCGCCGATTGCCACCTTGGCGATCGCACTCACCAGCACCGGATTGGCGCGGATCCACGTTGTGACCTGGCCGACCACCGCAGCGGTGCGCTCGGTCAGTTGCTTGAACTGCGGCAGCAGGGTCTGGCCGATCGATTGCGACACCACCACGGCGGTGTTCTTCAGCAGCTGCAGCGAGTTGGCCGAGGTGGCCACCCGCGAGGCGTACTCGGCCGACATCGAGCCGCCGTAGCGCTGCGCATCGGCCACCTTGGCGAAGTTGCCCTGCAGCAGTTCCAGATTGGTCAGCAACGGCGCGATCGCACCGATCGACTCGCGGCCGAACAGCTGCGTCATCGTCGCGGCCTGCTCGGCCTTGGGCAGTGCGCGCAGCTTCTGCAGCACCGACATGATCGCCCCGCCTGCGTCCTTCTGCATTACCTCAGCCATGGCGGTGGCCTTGATGCCCAGCTTATCGAAGGCCTCGCGCTGGCTCTTGGTGGCCGACTCGCCGGACGCCAGGGTGAGCAGCATGTTCTTGATGCCGGTGGCCGAGACTTCCGACTCGATGCCCATGCCGGCGACGGTGGCGCCCAGTGCGGCCAGTGGCCCGCTCTGCAGGCCGGCGACTTCGCCCAGGGCACCAATGCGGTTCACCACCGCGCTGATCTTGTTGACGCTGGCCGGGCCGGTGTTGCCGAGGTAGTTGATCTTGTCGGCCAGCACGACGACCTCGGCCTGGCCCATGCGAAACGCCGTGCGCCAGGTCGCCATGGTCTGGCCGGCGTCCTCGGCGCTGCTGTCGAAGGCCACGCCCATCTTCGCCGCGTCCTCGGCGAAGCGGACCAGCTCCTGGCGCGGGATGGCCGCCTGGCCGGCGGCCGCGACGATCTTGGCAATCTCGGCCGGCAGCATCGGCAACCGCATCGAGAGGTTCTCGACATCGCGGCCCATCTGCAAGAACTGCTGCGGCGTCTTGAAGTCCACGACCTTGCGCACATCGGCCATCGCGGACTCGAACTCCATCGCATCGCTGATCGGCAGCGCGGTAGCACCCAGTGCGCGCTGGCCGGCGAACGCCATGCCGGCGCCGTAGGCGCTCGCCTGCAGGCCGGCGTTCTGGATGCGGGCGCTGCGACGCTGTGCAGCATCGATCGCCGCCAAGCGCTGCTGCTGGGCGCGCATGGCGGTGTTGGTGCTTTCGATCTCAGTGCGCAGGCGCCGCTCGTGCGTGACCAGCTCGCGTGTGCTGATTCCGGCCGTTTCCAAACGACCACGCAGGCGCTGCAGGCCTGCCTCCTGCGCGCCGTGCGCGGTCTTGAGTTCGCGTGCAGTGCGCACGGCGCGTTCGAACTCGGCATTCGTGGCGGCGGTGGGCGTGCCGGTGGCTTTGATCTGCTGGGCAAGCGTGCGCACCGATTGCCGCTGCGCATCGAGCGCGGTCTTGGCACGCTGTGCCAACGCCACCTGTTCGCGATAGGCGCCGATGTCGCGGTGCTGGCTGTTGAGTTGACGCAGCGCGTCGCGCTGATTGCGCAGTGCGGTGGCAACGCCACGGCTTCCATTGAGCACACGCCGGAACGGGCCGGTGGCGCGATCGACGGCGGCCAGGATGACCTGCAGGCGCAGATTGTCGGAGGCCGCCATTTAGGCGGCCTCGTTCGTTGGGTGGGGCATCATTCGGCTCCGCTTCGTAGGCGGGCACGCTCGCGCCACGCCGTGAGTTCGTGCAGCGACCAGCCGTCCATTTCAGACGGCGGCCAGTGGAAGATGGCCGCGATGTCGGCCATCGCATCCTCTACGCAGTCGGGAAATCCGCTTCCCTCTGGGCCTTCGGCAAGAAAAAAACCTGCACCTCCTGGCCTACCGCCAGCAGGTCGGCCGGATCCATCGCATTGACGTCGGCGGTGGTCAGCGTGGGCGAGGAAATGCGAGGCAGCAGTGTTGCCAGCGCGGTGACATCCAGCTGCAGCACGTCGGTGAGCTTGAGGCCGCGCAGTTCGCCTGCGCCGGGCTTGCGGACCTTGAGGTCGGTGATGGTCTGCTCGCCGCGCGTGATGGGCTGGTCGAGGGGAATGGCTGGGGAAAAGGTCGGGGTCATCGGAAGGTCTCAAGGCGGAGGCCCGGCGGCGCCAGGCCGGAAGGGTCAGGCACCGATGGCGCGGCGGTGAGGGGCAAGCAGATCCACGCCGTTGACGATCTCGATCATGTTCATCAAATCGATCTCGATTACGGGCACGCCGTTGATACTCAGCTTGTAGTAGCTGGCCGACGTCTTGACCGAAAACTCGGTGTCATCGCCGGACTTGCCGGTACCGGGATCAATCTCCTTGTGACGGCCGCGCACAACAATTTCCACCGCATCCACCTCGGTGGAATCGTCGCGCTGGTAGGCGCCGGCAAAGCGCAGCTGCACGGCGTTGTGCGTGGTGGCGCCGTACTGATTCAGTACGCTGCGCATCAGGCCGCCGCACTTCCATTCGAGCTCGATCTTCTCCTGGCCGAAGTCGATGTCGACCGGGCCATTCATACCGCCGCCGCGATACTCCTCCATCTTGCGGGACAGCGTGGGCAGCTTCACTTCGACCACCTGGCCGAGATAGCTCTCACCGTCGTTGAACAGGTTGAGCGCTTTGAGTTTCTTGGGCAAAGCCATGGGGTTCTCCGGGAATCTGAGGCGGGTGCGTTACGCGTTGACGCGTTCGGCGAAGTCGGCCAGGTAGCTGGTGGTGATCTTCTTGTACAGCTGCAAGTTCTCCAGCGGTGGCACCGGCGTGTAGTCGTAATCGATGCGCAGCGCGCCATCGGCGAGCGTGGTGGCGCTGTTGACCATGCCGTCGTACCAGGCGTTGGCATCGATCAAGTAGCCCGACGACTTCAGGTCGCGGAACTTGGCGTTGATCGTTTCGATCAGATCCCTGACCAGCGAGGGGTGCATCGGTTTGTCGACGTAGAACGCCACGCCTTCGGCGATGGTGTCGGCCAGGATCTGCGCGGTGCGCGTGGCCGTCTCGAAGGCGAACATGTTGTCCTCCGCGCACGTGCGCGATCCCCAGAAGCGCTGGCCGTTGAACGTCACCAGCGTGGTGATGTCGCCCTCGTTGAGGATGCCGGCATCGGTGGCCGGATCCTGCAGATCCCAATGCACATCCTTGGAGATGCCGGTGACGCCAGCCACGGGCACGTTGGACAGGCTCTTGTGCCAGCCCTGTTCGGTGTCGATCTTGGCACGCAGGCCGAGCGCACGCGCAGTGGCATATGCCGCCGTCGTGGTGCTGGTAGCGGTGTCGAAAGCCAGGAAGTCCGGCCAGATCAGCATCAACTCGCGATCGCTGAACTGCCCACGGTAGGTGACCGCCTCGGCCACGGTGTCTGCGACAGGCCGCGCATACGCCATGGCGCGCAGCTTCTTGGCGATGGTCGCCAATGCCTTGGCCACCGGCAGCGTGTCCAGGCCCGGCGCGCCCAGGATGCGCGGGCGCACGCCCAGCTGCGCTTGCGCGGCGAGCAGCGCATACAAGCCGGTATAGCCGCTGGACTTGGCCTCGCCGATGACGTTGGTCGATGTCTTGGCCGCATCTTCGCCATCGGCCACACGCACGACGATGGTCACCGGGTTGGTCTGGTCGGCAATGCCCTGCAGCGTGGCGCGCAAGGTGCCCTGGGTGCCGGCGCTGGCGACCGCACCAAGCACATCGGTGATCAGCACCGGCTTGTTGAGCGGGAAGATGGTCTCGTCCGCATCGGCGGCCGTGGCGACCAGGCCGACGACAGCAGTGGAGACGGTGCGGATGGTGCGCGTGCCCGCGCTGACTTCGATGACGCGAACGCCGTGGTGGTAGGCAGTGGACATAGGTTCCTCGATCAGGACGAGCGGAAGCGGAGCGGAATGGTCATGCGCGAGCGCGCATTGGCAGGAGCAACGTCGGTGCGTTCGCCTTCGATGGTCAGCACGAAGCTGCCAGGCGCATCACCGACGACAAGGTCGACGCGGGTCAGGCGCAGGCGCGGCTCCCAGCGCATCAACGCGGTGGCGGTGGCGCCGTAGAGCAGCGTGCGGGTGGCGCCGTTGAACGGCTGGTCGATCAGCTCGGGCAGCAGCGAGCCAAAGTCGCGGCGCTGCTCGCGTGTGCCGATGGGTGTGGTGAGGATGCAGGCGATCGATTGGGCCAGGTGCTGCTCGCCCTCGATCACATGCCCAGTGGTGGCATCGACGCCGATCACTGCGGACCACCGCTGAGTGCGCTGCCGGCGGTCACGCCGGTGGTCTTGTGATTCTTGAGGCTGATCCCGCCGCCGAGCACGTCGGTGGTTGCCGTCGCGGTACCGGTGATGGTGGCATCACCATTGAGCATCGTTTCGCCGTTGACCGTCAGCGGGCCGTTGAGCGTGATGCCGCCATCGGCGGTGATGGTCGCGGTCCCGCCGCTGGGCAACGTCGCCTGCAGCGCATGCGCGTCGGTGTCGTAGTGGATCTGCGCGCCATCGGCAAAGCGCAGCACGTGGAGCGTGTCGGACGCGGCAGGCGCTGCGAATTGGTCGGAGTACAGGCCCCGTAGCACCACGCCATCGGCCAGGTCGCCAGCCGGCGATAGCACCACCACCTGTTCGCCAATCGTCGGCGCCGACCAGATGATGGTGGTGCCAGCCAGTGTGACCACCCAGGGCAGATAGTCGGTCAACATCTCGCCGACCTGCACGCGGCATCGCGCGGTGGCGAGATTCACCTCGGCGACGGTGCCGAGGCGAATGGCGTTACTCAGTGCGGAGGATGCGTTGCCCATGCAGCCATGGTCAGTGGCTGCACGGTCTTGCGCACTGCAATTGGTGCGTAAAGCAGTGGGCTACACAGCCGCTTCTTCAGACGGCTTGGGCTGCACAAACCATGCCTGCGTCGCTTCGTCCCACACCACTGTGCCGTCGATCGAAACCGGTGCGGCCACGGTGGTCAGCTGTCCCGGCAACGCGACGCCGGCGGCCAGGCGCGGTGCGATCGCGCCGGTGGCCTTCTCCCACACCAGTGCAGCGCTGTAGTCCGGATCTGCACGCCAACTCGCGCGTGCATCGTCCCAGACGTTGCGTCGGTAGTCGCCGGGGAGAAACGCGATTGGCTGCGAGGTGGTGTAACCCTGCGGCAGTGCATCGCCCAAGGCAAGCGTGTTGGCGACTGGCGTGGCGGTGTCGGTGCTGTAGAGCATCACGCCGCGATAGTCCGGCACCAGCTCCCAGCTTGCAGACGTTGGCGACAGGCGGTGCCGCTGATACAGCCCTGCAGGCGGCGCCGGTGCGGTGGCAACCGTGTTGGGAGGCAGCGGGTAGCGTCCCTCCAACTCGGAGAGATAGACAGTCACCGGGCCGGTGTATTCACCGGTGGTGGCGTCGTAAGCGTATGCAGTGCTGGTGCGTGGCAGCGGGTTGGTCATGGTCAATCCTCAGTAGGCGATGCAGTAGGTCATGCGGAGACCGGCAGGCAAGTTGTCTGCGCCGCCGGCAGCGTTGACGGTGATGGCATGGTTGTGGGCGCCAGCGCCACGGTGATCCACCACGTGCACGTGATTGCCACCCTCGGCGATGCCGACCCCGTGGGTGTGGTTGCCTGAGCCGTTCATGCCAATGTTGTGGGTGTGATTACCGGTGGCATCAGTTCCGATGCTGTGGGCGTGGTTGCCACCGGCACCGGTCCAGCCATCCGAGGGCGATGCATCATTGTCCCGCTCGCGGTAGATGCCATAGCCGTTGATGGCATTGGAGGGAATCACGCCTGGATGTTGGTGGTCCCCTGAGGCGCTAGTGCTACCGCCGTGCGCGTGGTAGCCCTGCGCATCCGTCCAAGCACCGTGCGCGTGATCGCCGGCCGGGTTGACGCTGGCACCATGTGCGTGGATGCCGGCTGCGCCGAGTGCGGTGTAGTGCGCATGGTCGCCGACAGCGGTCGCACTGGCGCCGTGCGTATGGCTGATCACCTGGCCGTTGCTGTGGACGCCGACAAACTGTGAGGAATTGGTGTGGGTGACCGTGGTGCCTTCACGCATCAACGGTAGGTTGAACGTGGTGCTGCTATCCCCGGCACCGTAGACGGTACCGATCGCCGCAAACAACGCCGAATACTTCGTGCGTGAGACTGCCGTGCCATCGCATAGCAGTAGACCTGCAGGCGGAAAGAGCGAGGCCATAATCACGATCTGGCCTGGCAGCAAGAACGAGCTTGGCACGTTCTGCAGATTGCGGAAGTCGCGATACCACGCGCCCTCCTGTCCATCCAAGAGATCAGCATCCAAGCCATTGCCAGGGCCAACATGAAACGTCGCCGCAGAGCGAAGGCCGAGCATGTTGCGTGCCGCTGCTGCAGTGGGTCGGGCCAGTAGCCCTTTGATGAAGTCAGTGGGCGCAGCATCGCCTAGGCGCGCATTCAATACGGCAATCAGGTTGGCCGGCGACAGCGCCCGCTCTTTGTCCAGCCCTTCGATTGCTTGCGCGTCGGTGGACAAGCGCACCACACCCGGCACGTCCACCGTCGCCGCTGGATCGGTGAAGTTGGTGTCTCCGAAGGTGATCTGCGCGGTGTCCACATCGGCCAGCACCACGTCGATCGCCAGCAGCACAGAGGCGGCGCCAGACTTCTCCACCAGCAACGCGGGTTGGCCGTAGGCAGCAAACAGCGTGCCATCGGCCAGGTACAGGCCGAAGCCGTAACAGCTGTAGACGGCGTTGGATTCGTCGCGCACCGACACGTGCATCGTGTCCTTGGCCGTCACCGAACCACCGATAGTGGTCAGGCGCTTGATTTCGGACGGTAGCGCCTTGAGCTCGGCATCGGCCACGAACGCTGCGCTGGTCAATCCGACTGCGGCGATGGTCACCGCCTGTGTGCCGGTCTGCTTGGCATTGACCAGGGCTTGGCGGCCGGCCGTAGTGATCTTGAGTTTGAGTCCGGGCATGTGTGCTCTCTAGCTCGCCTCGCCCTGCAGGCGCAGGAACAAAGTGGTTCTGCCGCGTGCCACGACGTTGAGTCGGGCTTCGGCCTGGAATCCTTGGGTGAAGGTGAAATGCGAACGCACGGGCTTGGTGCGCTCGACCTCGGCGATGACTTCCTCGACGAACCGGGCACTGGCGCTCTGTCCATCGGCACCGGTCAACGTCAGCGCCAGCTCGAAGGTGTGCGGCTGGCCGCGCGGCTCGGTCTGCCACCACTCGCGGATGGCCACCGCGCCGCCGAACGACTCGACCACCATGCGGACGCTGTTGGCCGTGCCCTTGCGGCGCTGGATAGCCATAGCGCTACGCAGGCGTGAGCGCTTAACCGCATCGCTCCAGTCGGCCTTCCAGTCATCCACCGATAGCGTCCATGCAAGCCATGGCAGATGGCCGGCCGGGCAGGTGTCCGGATTCCACAGATCTGGATACGGCAGCGGGATCGCTTCCAGGCGCTCGGTGACGGCCGCCAGGGCGCGTTCCATCGGCGTGGCATTGGGCGGCAGCGGAGAATTACTCATCGATGCCGGCGTGCACGATGTCGATCGATGCGCAGTACGCGGCTTGCGTGCGGCTGATCCGGATGTCGGCTGCAGGCGAGTCCAACTCGACGCGCTGCACGCCGTCAGCGAACAGCTTGGCCTTGATCGCCGATTCCGGTACGTCCCGGCCGATCCGGTGCGCCTCGGCAAGATAGGTCTGCAGGCTGCGCAGCGCCTCGCGCATGACCACTGCCGAGTCGGGGCCAGCGTAGGTGTAGACGCGCCCACGGATGGCGTAGGGAACGATCTGCGCGCTCTGCACCGCGACTTCGTCTGTCATGGGCCGCACGTCGTCATCGGTGAGCATGGCGGCCACTTGATCGAGCAGTGCCTGCGGCGCGGTGCCATCGCCGGTGCGCGATTGCACGGTGACCAGCACTTGCCCAGGCGCGGGGCTGGTGGCGCTGGCGTCCATGACATCTGCCGCCGCGCTGAGCGCGTGATAGATGTAGGCGCCCTCGGGGCCGGCAACGCTGAAGCCCTCGGGCGCCAGCTGGATGCGGCGGCGGAAGTCCACGTCCGACTCATAGGTCGGTGCAATGCCGTTCCCCGGCTGCCCCGGATCCAGTACCAGGCGCGCGACGCCAAACAACGCGCCCAGGTGATCGAGGTTGGTGCCGGTGGCAAAGGCCAGCATGGTCTGCTGTGCCTTGTCGTTGGCGCGCTGGCGTATCAGCAGCTCGCGTGCCGCGAACAATTGCAGGAGCTTGTAGACCGGGTCAGCTTCGATGAGCGCCGAAAACTCGGGCAGTAGCCGACGGAATTGGGCTACCGCTTCGGCGAATATCGTCTCGAAGTCCAGCGGCTCAATTAGGTCTGGGGCGTTGAGTTTTGATAGATCGACTGCAGTAAAGGACGCCATAGAAGCCTGCCATTTCTTGGCTCCTATATTTTCGCAGCGCGGCTGCACTTAGTAGTGCGCTACTTTGTAGAGAGAAATATTACATCAAAATGGGATGTCTTCCTCTATGGTGAATGGGCCCTTGTAACGCATTTTTTCAAGGAGTATTTCTGCAAGTTCTTCGCGAGCCTCGAGATCAGCGTCGAGTAACTTGGCGTCGTTTTCGGATATATCGACCTCTATCCTCAAAGCTTCCTGATAGTATGAGATGCCGATCTTCGATACATGCACACCTTTTCTTCCAAGATTTCGCAATCGCCCATTCAATTTCCACCTTATATCCCAGGAGAATCGAGTTGCGAAGTATTTTCTAATCTCTTTAGAGGTTGTAATTGCTTTATATGCATCTTCGACTTTGGCTTGAAAAAATTCCGCGTTGTGCTTATGTAGTACGTCCAAATCGTCAATGAACTTATCAGTTCTGTCAGCGCGGACGAAGTGAACGAGTGCGGAGCTGTCGATTTTATTTACGATGTATCTTGAGAAATAGATGAGGCGGCTTAGCTTGACAACTTTTGTAGGCACATATTCGAACTGTGCGTCGACCATTGGAGCATCGAAGATGGTGCAAAGAATGAATTGATAAAGTCTTTTGTTTTTCTTTCCTTTATAGTTTAATTGACTTATCTCATGATCCATCGCCTTCATCAGCGATGTTATTGAGTCGAATATTGGTTTGTCATTTTGTGGCGTCCCATTCTCACTGACTAGCTGGAATGCAAAAATGTCTCGCTTTGGACTTAGGATGCTTTCTTTAACTTTCGGATTGGAGTTGAGGTAGTTATCTTTCCAGGCCCCATCTGCTAGGTGCGATTTCAGTGGCTCTGATTTCGTCCATATGTGGACAGGCTCCCAATCAGCATTCGGGTCAACCTTTGGTCGGCTTCTACTCAAAAATGCCACGGTATTCTTTGCGTCTTTCTTGCAGCTCACCAGAATCACTGTGGAAACATCTAGGTCTTGGCTGCTTTTTACTTTGTAGGCAATTAAATCTAATTCGCGAGCACGACCGTCAACGTCATCCAGGTAGAACCTTCCGCTTATGGTGCTCCATTTCTTTTTCTGAAAAGCTTGTGCGGTTTCATGCTCAAGAATAAAGCCGGTCCCTTGAAGGGCTCCTAATATCTTGTCTTCTGGCGCTGCGTCTCGCATTGCTCCGTCGCTCTAATCTAGTTCGTCATGTGATCAAGCATAAGCTTTTTGAGCTGGTGCCTGTCGCGGGAGTCTAATCCCAGCAAAACACGCTTTTCGTAGCGTGCCGTTGGGCCGCCAGGCCGCACCCGCTCGGTTAAGCCATCTTGGTGTACGCGTGCAATCTGTGCTACCCGGCCCATAAACCCAACGCTCACAGCGTTAGGACCCGCACTGACCTTGAAGTATTTGGCCTGCCGCAGCTTGGCAAACATCTTCGCGCGTTTGACGCGCCCGGCCTTCTGCCGCAGCTGCTGCTTTCGCGGTGCGTACGGTGTGCCATCGGGTGCCTGCTGCTTGCCGATGCGCTGGCTTTGCGAGCGCCTCAGCTCCGTTCCGATCTTGCGCGCCAGGCTGCGCCGCTCACCGGGCTGCATGCGCGCCAGCAACGGCGCGGCCCAGTTCTCCAGCGCGGTCAGCTCATCCATGTGGGATCGATCTGTGGCTCGGGTGCATGGGTGATGTCGTAGCCGCCGCCATCCTTCGCGGTCACGACCACACGCTCGGTCAGCGGCAACTTGATCGACAGATCCACCGCATCGTTGGCGAGGATGTCAGCCTCGAAGGCGATGTCGCCACGGCGCGCGGGATTGGACAGCAGCTCGGACTGATTGACCTGCACCCATTCCAGCAGCGGCAGCATCACGCTGTCCGGGTGGCCGGCGTAGTCGGTCAAGATCAGATTGAGCGTGTACTGGTACTCGAACGACAGTCCCGGCTGGAAAGTGCTGACCAGGCTACCGGCGTCGATAAACACCAGCAGCCGGTCGGCATCGCGTGCCAGATCCGGCAATGCTGCGACCAGATGCGCGCGCAGGCTGGCGGGCTTGATCATGGCGCCGGCTCCGGCACGTGCAGATCGATCCAGTCCTGCAGCGCGCTCAGTTGCGCGGCGGTGGCGTGGCAGCTGGTGTAGTTGTCGGCGACGGTACCGGCAATGCCAGAGAGCGTAATGCCGGCGGCCGGCGCATCAGGATCTCCGGCGGGCGGCCCGGCAGGGTTGCCCGAGGCGGCGGCGTCGTGCAGCCGCACAAAGCCAGCAGGGATAGCGCAAGCAGCGTCTGCTTTCTGGGTGACATAGATCGGGATCTCGCGGGTGATGGTGGCGCCGGCCTCGCGCACGATCTGCACGCGATCGACGTACTCGACAACGGTTTTTGTGGAAGCCCTTGCACTGTCGCGTTCGGCGATGGCTGCAGCTTTTGCGTCTAGCGCTTGCTTGCGTTCGCGTTGTGCGGTGCTGACGCGCTGCTCCTGCCACACGCAGCCACCGACGAGCACTGCAATCAGCACCAGCAGGATGATCAGGCGCGTGACCATCAGCTCACGCCCAGGATCTGCAGGGCGCGCTGCGTGCGCGTGACGCGATCGCTGTGGCCTTCCGGCAAGCGCTTGGCGCGCACGTTGCCCAGGTTGATCTTGCGGCCCAGGCCAAGCACGTCGCCGGCATCGGCCAGCACGTTGAGGCCGTTGTCTTGCCAGTACGCCGCCGCACCCAGTGCGCTTGGCTCGATCTGCAGCAGCAGATCCGGCTGCTCTTCCACCGGCAGTCCGATCAGCACACCTATACGGCGGTAGTTGCCCCGGAAGGTGTGCTGCATCGGGCCACGGCCCCGGTAGCGGTGACCGTCGCCGCTGGCGGCGTTGCCGTTGCCCAGGCGGTCGGCGTAGACGAAGTTGGCCAGGCCCTCCGGGTTGCGTAGGAACTTGGGCGCCTGGGCCGGTGTGATGCGCGCGCCAAACACTTCCAGCAGCCGAGCGCTGGTGGTGTAGGTCAGGCCTTCTTCCATCCGCGACAGGCTCAGACTTTCGTGCCCGACCTGGCCGAGCCAGTGCGCGGCGCGGCGCTTGGTGGTGATGCCAAAGCGGTTGGCGGCGGCGAGCAGTGGCCCATGCCAGCGCTGTGCGCGTTGCGGCGAACACTGCATGATCGAGGCGAGCTGGGTATCGGTGAACATCAATCGACCTTCAGGATGCGCGCCACATTGCCCTGGGCGCGGTAGGTGAGCACCGCCAGCACGATCAACGTGCCCAGGTGCCATGGACTGACTTGCGAGCCGGCGCCGGCCAGCAGGATGTGCAACGCCTGGCCGCCGGTGCTGGCGATCAGCAACCACGCGCACCAGCCGGCGCCGCGTCGATGGCGCGCATCGACCGGGCGGTGGTAGGTAAGCAGGCGGACGCAGATGGCGAGCGAGGCCATCAACGTCAGGACGGTGACCAGGCTATGCACTGGGCGGACCTCCACGACGTAGGAAGGAAAAGTCGAAGGACTTGCTCTTTTCGATCAGCCCCAGCGTGACGGTGATCGCGCACGCCGCGCTAGCGAAGGCGGCCACGCCGCTGGACTTGATCGGCAACCAGCGCAGGATTTCCGGCGCTAGTTGGTAGCCGGCGATCACGCTCACCGGGAAGTAAATCAATCGCGCCAGCAGCGGTTGCTTGGCGGCGGACACCACGAACAGCGCGCCGCCCGCGAAGGCGCCGATCAGTGCATCGCCGTCGATGCCAGGCAGCACGGAGGCAAGGCCCACACCGGTGGCGATCAAAAAGCCGCTCGATACGGAGGTGGGTTCGGTCATCAGATCAGTCCCATAGCTGCACAAGCGGCGTCATCGCCGCTGTGGTGGTGGTTACCTCGGGCAACTCCACCGGCGTGCCATGCGGTAGCACGGCGCCCAGTTCGGCCAGGCCGGGATTGAGGAGATAGGTGCGCTCGACCAGGCCGGCCGTGCTGCCCAGGTGGCGCCAGCACAGCAGGTCGACGGTGTCGCCTTGCATGGCATGCACGCGCATCAGATGAGCTCCACCGTGCTGCGCGGCAGGTTCTGCAGATCGCGCACGGCCCAGCGCTGGTCGCGGCGTAGCTCGGTGATGCTCGGTGACAGGTCATCGGCGCGCTGGTTGGCGCTGTCAGTGGCGTCGAAGCTGCGGTAACGCTCTGCCACCTCGACAGCGGTGGCACACGCGACGGCGCGTAGGTACAGCTGTACGCGGCGCGAGAGGCCATCGACAGTGGTGCTGGGCACATCGGTCAACACCGCGTAGCCAGCCGCCTGCTGCGTCTGCGCCCATGTCTGCAACTCATCGTTGACCGCCAGCATGGCGGCGATGAGGGCGTGGCGCAGACGCGCATCGGTCACGGTGCCATCCAAGCGCATGCTCGCTCGCACAGTCGCCGGTGCGATCGCCGGCCAGAACGGCGCATTGGCGATCGCATCAGGCGTGGCGCTGGTGGTGCCGATGGCAGTGAATCCGCTCATGGATGGCTCGGAAGAGATCGCCGGTGGTCGGGGCGTCACCGCAGCGATGGAGTGCTGTGGATCAGCCCCGAGCCGGCGAGGGTTGCGGGGACGCTCGGTTATGCGTTGGTGCCCGCAGGCTCAACGCTGAACTTCTTCAAGAGGCGCTCGGCACGCTCCAGATCCTTCTTGCCGCCGCAGCTGCCGTGCAGTGCGATGGCGCGCTGCAGGTCGGCGACGGCGGCAGCGGCGATGGGCTGCGCCTGGTCGGCAGGCGTCTCATCGGTGACGCCCGCCAGCGATGCGCGTGCCAGTGCCAGGTGCAGCTTGGCGCGCACCTCATCGGGCATGTCTTGCTCAGCGGTCAGCGTCGCGGTGTCTGCCAGCACGGCCGCATCGAATGCCTGGCCGGTCTTCTGCGCAGACAGCGCCGCCTCGGCGATCTCTTCGGCCAGCACGCAGCCCACCGTGCGGGAGAAGCGGTCGGGCATCTGCAGGCCGTGCTTGAGCACATAGGCGCCCAGCTCCAACGCGCCGGTATAGTCGCCGGCATCAATGCGCCAGACCATGCACGTCATGACGATCTCGTCCTGCGCGCCCTGGCCGCCGGCCAGCACGCCGGCCAGATACGGCACGTAGGTCGGCAGCAGCTGCACCTTGAGCGCCGCCTTGCCTTGCGTGGACTGGATCTGCTTCAGCCGCAGGCGATCGCTCTGCAGTTGCGCCATGTGCTGCTCGTAGGCCGTTGCACCGGCCATCAGCTGGTGCGGTGCGCGCTGGGCGGCCTCCAGCTCGGCGAGCACGCGGCTGTGGTGACGCTTGGCGGGACTGTCGGCCATGACTTAAGCCTCGATCTCGATGTGCTCGACCACGCAGCCCAGGCCGTAGTCCTCGACCACGTAGGCATCGTTGGAGGACTCGTAGTTCTCGATGCGATCGCGTGCCGGCACTTCCTGGATGTAACGACGACGGCCGCCGGTCTGGTAGTAGATCGACAGGTTCGCCAGCGAAGTGACCATCAACGCGCCATCCGGCAAGTACGGCACCTCGGCCACCTGCAGGCCGCCAACGCGGCGCTGGCTCAAGATCAGGTCGGTGGCGATCTTCTCGCTGGCCGCCTGGTCCTTGTTGACCATCGGAAAGTACTTGTCGTGCATCAGGTCGCGGCCGAGCACCACCACCAGGCTCGGATCCTTGCGGTGCCACGGATCCAGCAGGTTGCTCACCACATCGAACACCAGCGCGTCGAGGTTGCGGTAGTCCGCGCCATCACCGGCGCCGATGACCATCTTGCCGGCCGTCTTGCCGCTTGCCAGCACGCGTTGGGCAGCGTTGGTGCGGTACTGCTGTAGCCAGCCGATGTTGACGTCTTCCAGCAGCGGGAACGCAGCGCGGTCGGTGTCGGCAGCGGCGTGCGTGCCGTTGAAGCCGATCTGCAAGCGATCCAGTGCCTGACGCTTGACGATGGCATCACGCAGGCGCGCCTGGAAGTCCGGGAATTTGGCCCAGGCATCGAGCAACGCATACGGAATCGCGGTGTCGAAGTCGGTCTTCTTGGCGACGTACTCGTTCTTGTCGAGCGCAGCGACGTTGCGCGGGGTGCGGGTCTTGCCGGCACCGGTGTCGGTGCGGCTCGCAATGCTGCCGGTGACGCCGATGCCCACCTTTTGGCCGGACAGTTCGTCCACCGGGATGATGTTGATCTTGGACAGGAACTCGCTGGATTCCTGCATGCGCGTTTCTAGCTTCTGCTGCACGGTCGGATCGACGGCGAACGAGTGGAACGCGGAGGTGATGCCGTTGAGCTTGGCGATCTGCTCGGCGAATTGGTTGAACTGCAGGCGAGTGGCGTTTTGCATGAAAGCTCCGAAGGTGGGGCGCTGGCGGCGTGTGCGTGTGGTGGTGTGGGATCAGCAGTCGGTCAGCACGGCCGCGCCGCCGCCGGTGACCACCGGGCGTGCGGGCTGTGCCGGATCCGGCTGCTGCGACAGCGACTCGCGCAGCTGCGCCAGGTCGTTTGCCAGCTGCTCGTGCTTGGTCTTCTGCTCGGCGTGTTCGGCCTGCAGGCGGTTGAAGCGTTCGTCCTGGCCGCGCACGTGCTCGGCGATCTCTTCGACGCCTTCGCCAAGCTCTGCGAACTGCTCGGCGGTGATGCTGGTGGCGTCCTCGCTCTTGAGCGCGGTGCGGATCCGGCTGAGCAGATTGGCGACCGGGCCTTCGCCGACTTCGCTAAATTCCAGCGCGGTTTCCTCGGCGACGGTGAACAGGTTGCCCGGTGACTGCTTGCGATCGGCCAACGGGTTGGCCTCGGGGTTCTGGCTGGCGAAGCTGAGCATGGAGGTGCCCAGGCTGGCCGGCGAGTCGGTGACCGCCAGGCCGACGAGATACGCCTTGCCGGTGTTGGCGAATTTCTCCTGCACCTCGATGCTGGTGTAGAGCTTCTGCTTGGACTTGTTGATGGTGATCAGGTCGGCGGTCGGCTCGATCTGGGCAAACAGCGCCAGGCGCTTGGTGCCATCGATCTCGACCTCTTCGGCTTTCACTGCAGTGACATCGCCATACGCACGGAACGGCGAGTCCGGCAGCAGGCTGCGCATGTGCTCGATCCAGATGCGGGCGTTGTAGGTCTCACGGTTGTAGGTGGCGGCCATGTCGTCGATCCAGCTGCGTTGGATCGTGCGGCCATCGGTGGTGGCGCCTTCGACGGCCACGCGGAACCAGTTGGAACGGAACTTCTTGGCCTTGGCCGACATGGGTGTCCTTTGCGCTGGATGCGTTTGCGATGACCCATGGTCAAACGCGACGCACAACGCAGCAACGTAATCACCGTGTAAACCAGGCGATTACGCGTCGTTGAACTGTCGGGATTAAGAGGTGGGCCGCACCCTGGTCGGCATGCAAAGCGTTGCCACCCAGCTCCCGATGGACACCCGCAGACAGGCCAAGTTCCTGTACTGGATGGGATGGCGCGTGACCGAAATTGCGCAGGCCATCGGCGAGAACGAGAAGACTGTACACAGCTGGAAGTCGCGTGACGAGTGGGATCGCGCAGACAACGTTGAGCGCATCGGTGGCGCACTCGAAGCGCGCTTGGTTGTGCTGATTATGAAGCCGGAAAAGTCCGGCGGCGATTTCAAGGAAATTGATCTGCTGCATCGGCAGTTGGAGCGCCAGGCGCGCATCCAGCGCTACCAAGGCGGCGGCAACGAAGCCGATCTGAATCCGGCTGTCGCCAATCGCAACGCTGCGCCAAAGAAAAAACCCAAGCGCAACGACTTCACTGAAGAACAGGTCGAGCAGCTGACCACCGCGTTCGTCGACGGCTGCTTCGACTACCAGCGCGATTGGTACCGGGCCGGCAACGAGCGCACCCGCATCATCCTCAAGTCGCGCCAGATCGGTGCAACGTTTTACTTCGCTCGCGAAGCGCTGATCGATGCGCTCACCACCGGGCGCAATCAGATTTTCTTGAGCGCCTCCAAGGCGCAGGCGCACCTGTTCCGTGGCTACATGCAGCAGTTCGTGCGCGAGACCATCGACGAGACGCTCTCCGGCGGCGACAGCATCGTGTTCCCCAACGGCGCCGAGCTGTTCTTCCTCGGGACCAATGCACGCACCGCCCAGGGCTACCACGGCAATTTCTACTTCGACGAATTCTTCTGGACCTACGGGTTCAACGAATTGAACAAGGTCGCCAGCGGCATGGCGATGCACAAGAAGTGGCGCAAGACCTACTTCAGCACACCATCGAGCATGGCCCACGAGGCCTACACGTTTTGGACCGGCGAGCGCCGCAACAAGGGCAAGCCGGCGGCGCAGCGGATCCAGATCGATGTCTCGCACGACGCGCTGGCCGGCGGTCGCCGCTGCCAGGACCGCGCCTGGCGGCAGATCGTCAACATCCTCGACGCCCAGCGCCGTGGCTGCGACCTGTTCGATATCGACGAGCTGCGCGAGGAATACAGCCCGGACGCGTTCGCCAACCTGTTGATGTGCGACTTCGTTGACGACGGCGCCAGCATCTTCCCGCTGGCGATGCTGCAGCCGTGCATGGTCGACAGCTGGGTCGAGTGGGGCCAGGACTACAAACCGTTCGCCGCGCGCCCCTACGGCGATCGCGCCGTGTGGATCGGCTACGACCCGGCCGAGACGGGCGACACCGCCGGCCTGGTCGTGCTGGCGCCACCGCAGCAGCCTGGCGGCAAGTTTCGGCTACTGGAGCGCATCCAGTTCCGGGGCATGGATTTTGCCAAGCAGGCGGCCGAGATCGAGCGCATCACGCGCCGCTACTGGGTGACCTACATCGGCATCGACACCACCGGCATGGGCAGCGGCGTGGCGCAGCTGGTGAAGCAGTTCTTCCCGAATCTGGTCACCTTCAGCTACTCGCCCGAGGTCAAAACGCGCCTGGTGCTCAAGGCGTTCGACGTGATCCACAACGGCCGGCTGGAGTTCGACGCCGGCTGGACCGACGTGGCCCAGTCGTTGATGGCTATCCGCAAGACCATGACGGCCAGCGGCCGCCAGTCCACCTTCACCGCCGGCCGCTCGGAAGAGACCGGCCACGCGGACCTGGCGTGGGCACTGTTCCACGCGCTGCAGAACGAACCGCTGGAAGGGCGCACCGCGCGCAACTCCGGCTTCATGGAGATCTCTTGATGTTGACCGACCAGCTGCCCGCCACTGCGTCTGCAGCGCCAGCCGTGCCCGCACGCACCGAGGCTTTCACCTTTGGCGACCCGACGCCGGTGCTCGATGGGCGCGGCGTGCTGGACTATCTGGAGTGCTGGCAGAACGGGCGTTGGTATGAGCCGCCGGTGGCACTGGATGGCCTGTCCAAGACCACACGCAGCAACCCGTTCCTGCAGTCGGGGCTGATCTTCAAGCGCAACATGCTGGCGCGTACCTTCAAGCCGCACCGTCTGCTGACGCGCGAGGCCTTCGAGCAGCTGTCACTGGACTGGATCACGCTGGGCAATGGCTACCTTGAGCGCCGCCGCAATCGCATGGGCGGTGCGCTGTCACTGGCCGCGCCCTTGTCCAAGTACATGCGGCGCGGCATCACCGAGGGTGACTACTTCCAAGTGCGCACCTGGCACGACGAGCACGTGTTCGAGCCGGGTAGCGTGTTCCAGCTGCGCGAAGCCGATGTCGATCAAGAACTCTACGGCCTGCCTGAGTGGATGCCGGCAATGCAATCGGCGCTGCTCAACGAGTCGGCCACGCTGTTCCGTCGCAAGTACTACAACAACGGCTCGCACGCCGGTTTCATCCTCTATCTGACCGACCCACAGCAGAGTCAGGAGGACGTCGACGCGCTGCGCAACGCCATGAAGGGCGCCAAGGGACCGGGCAATTTCCGCAATCTGTTCCTGTACTCGCCTGGCGGCAACAAGGACGGGCTCAAGCTGATCCCGGTCAGCGAAGTGGCGGCCAAGGATGAGTTCAGCGGTATCAAGGGCATCACCCGCGACGACATGCTGGCCGCGCTGCGTATCCCGCCGCAACTCATGGGCATCGTGCCGCAGAACGCTGGCGGTTTCGGGTCCATCCGCGAGGCAGCTGCCGTCTGGGCAGCCAATGAGCTGGAACCGCTGCAGGCGCGCATGCTGAAGATCAACGACTGGGTGGGCGATGAGGTGATCTCGTTCACCCCGTACGCGCCGCCAGCGGCCGCGTAATCCTTTCCCACCGCAAGACCACGCAATGCTCAAGAACCTCCGTTGTGGCGAATGCGCCCGCCTGCTGTGCAAGGCCGGCGCCTTCGATGAAATCCAGATCAAGTGCCCGCGTTGCGGCACGCTCAATCACCTGAAGGCCGAGAGCCTCACCTCCGATCGCCGCGAGCGAATCCAAGAAGGCTCTCACCATGAAAAACCAACTGCTCCAGGGCGACGCCCTGACCATCCTTCCCACGCTCGAAGCGAATTCGTTCGACGCGCTGATCACTGATCCGCCGTATGCCAGTGGCGGGCTGCACGCCGCCGCGCGAGCTAAGCCACCCTCGGCAAAGTACGTCCAGGGCGGCGGCGCGCAACTGCATGCCGACTTTGTCGGCGACGAACGCGATCAGCGCTCGCACCTGAAGTGGATGCACCTGTGGTTGTCCGAGTGCGCGCGCGTGCTCAAGGACGGCGCACCGGTGCTGCTGTTCACCGACTGGCGACAGCTGCCGCTGACCACCGACGCGCTGCAGATCGCTGGCTTTACTTGGCGGGGCATCACTGTCTGGGACAAGACCGAAGGCGTGCGGCCGCAGCTGGGGCGCTTCCGCAACCAGGCCGAATACATCGTGTGGGGCAGCAAGGGCAACATGCCGCTGGATCGCCGCGCGCCTGTGCTGCCAGGTGTTATCCGTGAGTCGGTGCGCAAGGCTGATAAGCATCATCTGACCGGCAAGCCGACCGACTTGATGCGGCAGCTGGTCAAGATCTGCGAGGCAGGCGGACGAATCCTAGACCCCTTCGCCGGCAGCGGCACGACACTGGTGGCGGCCGAGCTTGAGGGATACGGCTGGACCGGTGTGGAGATGACTAGCCACTATGTGGGCAATGCGTCCGAGCGGTTAGCCTCTCTGTAAAACTCACGGGGCTGAGAATTCTTAGCCCCGTTTTCGTTGCTAAGTCATCAACCTGTCGCGCGCCAGTTCAACCAACCGCCAAGAGCATCATCGCGATAGCGGCAGCCAGATCCAAAGTGCGACGAGGGTGACCAACAGGACGGGCGGCGTCAGTATCAGCCCCACCTTCATGTATTGGCCCCACGTGATTCGTTGGCCCTTTCCGGCTAGTACATGCAGCCATAGAAGCGTCGCGAGTGAGCCGATCGGGGTGAGCTTAGGACCCAAATCATTGCCCACGACGTTGGCATAGATCATCAGTTCGCGGGTAGCAGCGGGAACGTTGGCCCCATCGATGGCGAGCGCGCCCACCAGCGTTGCCGGCATGTTGTTCATGATCGAGGCGAGTCCCGCCACTGCGAAGCCGGTGCCGATCGTGGCCACAAAGCTTCCTTGCGCCGCCAGCCACTCAAGGACCGCACTTGCCGCTTTGGTTAGCCAAGCATTGCCGAGTCCGTAGACCACCAGATACATGCCAACCGAAAACAGCACGATCTGCCAGGGCGCTTCGCGCAGGATCTTCGTCAGCTGCATCGTGGCGCCTCTGCCGCCCGTCGCCCAGCGGCCAGCAATTGCCATCAGTACTAGCGCGGCCGCGCCCGTCACCAGAGCGATGGGTACACCAAGCGGCCCGGTCACGAAATACGCCACGAGGAGCAAAGCGAGCAGCGGCAAGGCAGCACGGAAGACCGCCGTGTCGCGTATCGCCTCACCCGGCGCTTCGAGATCGTTGACCGGATATGTGCGAGGAATGTCGCGCCGGAACCAGAGCCACAGCACGATCAATGTCGCCACGACCGACACTAGATTCACCGGCACCATGACTGTTGCATAGCGTCCGAATGACACGTCAAAGAAGTTCGCCGTGACGATGTTGACTAGATTCGAGACAACGAGCGGCAGGCTTGCTGTGTCAGCGATGAAACCACATGCCACCGTGAACGCGAGCGCGCCGGCGGGTGGGAAATTCAAGCGCAGCAGAATGGCGAGAACAATGGGCGTCAGCAAAAGGGCCGCGCCGTCGTTGGCAAACACCGCCGCGATCGCGGCGCCTAGCAGAACGATGAGCGGAAACAGTTTCCGACCATTGCCGCCACCCCATCGAGCTACGTGCAGTGCTGCCCAGGCAAAGAAGCCAGCTGCGTCCAAGATGAGCGAGATGATGATGAGGGCGACGAAGGTAAAGGTCGCATCCCAGACGATTCCCCACACGGTGCCGACGTCGTTCCACCCGACGACGCCGGTAGCCAACGCGACTGCGGCACCGGCGAGGGCCGACCAGCCTATGCCAATCCCGCGCGGTTGCCAGATGACGAAAACAAGGGTGACGATGAAAATCGCGAGGGCAAGCAT